AGAAAAAGCTGACCGGGCCAACCGGAGTCTTCTGACGTTTATGGCGATGGCCCCCGGAGCCCCATCAACCTTCACGGAGAAGCTGTCGTGATCATCGTCAAGACCGAAGGCTTTGAGGACATCGAGTCGGCGCTCGCTGACTTGGCCAGCGGCTTCCGGTCGGACCTGATCATGCGAAACACTGTCACGAAGGCCGCAAAACGGGCAATGGAGCCCGTGGCGGCTGACGTGATAGCCACAGCCCCCTACGACGAGAAAAACACCGGCCCGATTCACTTGCGCGACACGGTGAAGCTGGACGCCCGGACGCCCTCCGCGAAAGACTACCAGTCATCCATGGTGAACCAGACGGACATCGTTATCGCCATGGTGTCTGTGAAAAAGAGCGCGGTGTCGCTGTCCCAAGAATTCGGCAACGCGCATACCCCGCCGCATCCTTATTTGCGAAACTCATTGGAGCGAAACTTTGACCGCGTTATCGCCATCTTTAAGTCTGAGATGGAAACGCTATTACCGGCCTACGCTACGAAGCTGGCCAAACGGAGGAAATAAGAATGGCCAACCAGTTACTCGCCCGCTTGGGCATCGTTCTGGGCGTTGACTCGGCAGAACTCGTAACCGGCCTCAACGCGGCCAAGGAAAAGTTCACGGGCTTTACCCGTGAGGTACAACGGCAATCGAACGAAGCCGCCAAGATGACGTTGGCCCTGAAGATGGCCACGGAGTCCTATGGCAAGAGCCTTACGGCGGTCGAGAAGATCGAACTGGAACTCCAGTACGGCCGTTTGGCCGGGAACAAGCTGTCGGACATCCAACTCAAGGCACTGCGTGACCAAGCCAAAGCCTACGATGCCGTGGCTGAGGCAGCGAAGAAGGCACAGACGGCCCAGAAGGGTGGCCTGCGGCCCGATCTTCAAGCGGCCTTGGCCTACCAAACCACGGACGTGATCACAGGCTTGGCGGGGGGCCAGAACCCCTTCATGGTGCTGTTGCAGCAGGGCGGGCAACTGCGGGACCAGTTCGGTGGCCTCAAGCCCATGTTCCAAGGCATCGCGGGGGCCATCACGGTCGCCCGTGTGGCTACTGTGGGACTTGGCGGCGCTTTGGCCGGTCTGGGGTACGCCGTGTACAAGGGCGTGGAAGAGCAGAAGGAGTTCAACCGTTCGCTGGTCTTGACGGGTGGCTACCTGAACATGACGGAAACGCAGTTCACAGCGTTGTCGTTAACCCTGAGCAATAAGTACAATACCTCGCTATCGGACACGCGCGAAGCGATGCAGGCCGTGGCATCGTCGGGCCGGTTCACCGCTGAGTCGTTCGGCTCTGTCACTACGCTTATCGCCAAGCTCGCGTCGCTGACGGGCGAATCGGCATCGGCAATCGCCACCAGCCTTATCCCTTCGCTCGATGGCTCGGCCACCTCGGCAAAGCGGCTTAACGACCAGTATCACTTCCTGACGGTCGAGCAGTACACGCACATCCGGCAACTGTACGCCCAAGGCAAGATTCAAGAGTCCGTCGCGTACACGACTGGCCTTCTGAACAAAAAGTTAAACCAGCAGAAGGAGGAAGTCGGCCTGCTGGGAGGGGCATGGCGCGAGTTCTGGCAAGGCCTTAAAAATCGCTTCAAAACGCCCGACCTCGACCAGCAGTTGCGTGAGGCCGACGACATCCGTATTGCCATGGAGAAGGCCGCGAGCAAGTACGGCACGCCCCTTGACAAGCTGAGGCTCAAGAAGGCGCAGGAGCGATTCGACAAACTCGCTGCAGAACGTGACCAGAAAATTAAGGCTGACGCCGAAGCCGCTAAGAAGGCGGCGGACAATCAGGCGGGCATCGACTACATCGCGTCTGGCCGTGCGGCCAAAGACCGGCAACTGCGTTATCAGGAACTGGACTTCATGGCCGCAACGCAGGCGGCGAAGTCCATCGAGGCTGCGGATAAGTTGTCCGAGATTGAAGCGAAGCGGATTAAAGACCGTGATGCTGCGATCAGCGCCAACAAACGGGCCAACGAGGACGAAGAGTTTGCCCATAAAACCCGGCGGGCCAAGACTTTGACCGCGCAACTTGACGCCATCGACGCAGAAGCAGCCAAGGCCCGCCGTGAGCATGAAGCCCAGCGGGCCGCACGCGCCCGTCAACTGCGCAACCAAGAACTAGACTTCGACGATGCCGCACGGGCCGCGCAAGCCACGGAAACCCTAGACAAGATCAGCGCCATCGAAGAGAAGCGCCTGAAGGACCGTGCGGCTGCACAGCGGGCCATGATGCGGGCCAACGAGGACGATAACTACGAAAACAACATCCAGCGGGCACGCACTCTTGCGGCGGAACTGCGTAAGATCGACGCCGAATCCGCAAGGGCCAAGCTGGACGTGTACGAGAAGGCCCGCGAGGCATACCGCGAGCAGGCGCAGGCCCAGCGCGACGATGTGGCCCGTGAGAAGGAGCGCATCGACTTCTACAAAGAGCATCTCTTCTTGCAAGGCGCGGACCTTGAAATCGCACTCACCCGGCGCAAGACGGAGCAAGAGATTGCTGCCATCTACGCGAAAAAAGACAGCGCCCGCAAAGCGGACAAGGACGCTGCTGCCGAAGATCTTCGGGCCATTCAGAAACTGCGCGAAGCCAACATCGCGAACGGCGCAGCACTTAAAATGCTGCAAGACATGAATTCTGCCGTGTTTAACAACATGAGCAGCGCGTTGGATAACTTTGTCAAGACCGGGAAACTTAACTTCAAGGACTTCGCACGCAGCGTTATCCAAGACCTCATCGCCATCTCGATGAAGGCTCAAGTCATGTCCATGTTCAAGGGGCTCAACATCGGCTCGATGCTGCCCACGGGCGTCACCGCTTCCGTGGCGTCCTCCATGCCGGGCGATGCACTAGACAACATGATGAGTCTCACGGGCGCTTTTGGGACCGCAGCCCGCGCTTCGGGCGGCTCCGTAATGGGCGGCTCGACCTATCTGGTCGGGGAGAACGGCCCCGAGTTGTTCACGTCTGATGTGTCGGGCACGGTGGTGCCCAACGGCCAAGTGGGCGCGGCCATGAGCGCCCCGCCCGGTACGGTTATCAACGGGCCCTACATTGCCAACATGAACGCGATTGACACACAGTCGGGCGTTCAATTCTTGGCCAAAAACAAGCAAGCCGTTTGGGCGGCTTCCCAGTCCGCGCAGCGGTCGCTACCTGCGAGTCGTTAATCATGAGCCTGCAAACAATCCTGTCTATCTCGGAGTCGGTCGGAATTAACGACCAACGGTTCGTCGGCCAGACGGTAAGCCGGAATCAGAAAATCGTCACTGCCGAGCAGTTGACGGTGGTTCCGTTTGCATTTGAGATGCACCCGATGAACTACCTGCTGTACAGTCAAAACCGTGGGGTGCTAAATGCGCTGCGGATTAACGACAAGGCGCTGGAGCAGTATCTCAACTTCGGCTCTACCGGGTGGCTCAACTACATCGCCTACCAAGGCGACATGAGCGCAGTGGACATTGCCGCCTGCCAGTGGCAAGCGTCGAGCATCAATAAAGACCTCGTACTTGGCAACCTTCCGGCCATCTCTTCGACCGCGTATGTCGTGCGGGCCGGGGACTTTGTTCAGGTCGGTCGCTACGCTTATATCGCCACTGCTGATGTGATTCGCGGCTCGGGCTCGACCGTTATTATCCCGGTGCATCGCAACCTTATTACGGCGCTCATCGCCCCGGTAAACGCCGTCATCGGCCAGTACGGCACGACGGTCAGCATGGGCGGTAACACCTATACGGGCATCACGTTTCCGGTTATCCTCCGGGCGTACCCGACGTACACGCTGGTGCCGATGACGAACGACTCGTTCATCCAGTGGTCCGGTCCTTTTTCGGCGTTTGAGTCCGTCCTTTAATCGGAGTTATCCATGTCTGTTCCCAACACGTTTGCCGCCGCAACGGGCTCGATCCCGCTGGCCAACCTTGACGCCAACTTCGCGTATTACGACGCAGCGTTCAACCTCGCTGCAAACGTCATGACCATCGCGTATGGCCTGCAACTCACGGACCCCGTGGACCCCACCAAGGTAGCCGCGTTCTCCACGGCGAGCATCACTACCGGCACCACCCGCACCTACACCCTGCCTAACGTCAGCGGGACACTCGCGGGTCTGGCCGATTCGGCCCAGACGTTTTTGGGCACTGTATCGTTTGCGCCGTCTAATGCCACTCGCACATTTACCGTGGGGGCTGCCTCTGGAACCGGGCTAATCACCATCGGACGCTCAACGGTATCCCAGCAAACGGATATTCAGGCGGGTGTGACAGCTTCCGGCTCGACCAAAACCATCAACATCGGCACTGGGGGCGCATCGGGGTCTACA